CCACCATACCCCCACCAACCCCTATTGGCAGCACGGCGGCTACTTGCTATGAACACTGTTTCTGTGCCATAAATCAATCTTTTGTAATACTTAACCACTACCCCCATAAATTTTTTAAAAAATTCTACAAAACCCCTGTCCAACGATTGACAGGTGGTATATTACACATGTTGGTGAAAGCAAGGCAGTTAACTGAAGTGAGAGAGCCCAGTCGTTAGATTCTGCATGCGCCCGGAGCCACTCAGGGCCACCAACAACTTACACGCATGGGGATTGGCTCCGAGAGTGCCGGAGCAACGAAGGGCAGTGCCCCCTACCAGTCCCCAGCCGTGTTGGTGAGCGAGGCCACCTGATGTAACAGGGAACCGTAGGGATGGACTTGATTCGTAAGCCTGAACCCACCCCGTCACCAACACCCCCAAAACGAAAAAGTCCCCTGACCGTTGCCAGTCAGGGGATGAAGAGGGGGGATAATCACAAACCCCCGGAGGAGAAGCAAATGAGCATTTTTGCTGTTTGTCCGAATGCCAACTGGCAA